AAGGGTGATCCCTTCCGCAGGGACTATGGAGAGTTAGATGGACAGCAGAAGATAGATATGACATCTTACAAGATGTTATATGAGAATGTTTGGAATGCCCTGTTGCGCTGTGAGGAGAAGTACGGCAAGAGCCGTGATCTGGCACTGGCCAAAACTCAACTACAGGACAGTGCTATGTGGGCTGTCAGGGCAATAACTAAGACAGGAGGTCAGGAATAATGCCTAATGCCAAAGATGCGGACCTTAAGCCCTTTCATCGTATTCTTGTTGCGGGGCGGACTGGCACTGGAAAGAGTGCTCAGATATGGACCCTGCCGGGCAAGCGCTTTGCCTACATCTTCGATCCCAACTCCCTATCGACCCTGAAAGGATGTGATGTTGACTACGAGGAATTCTACCCTGATTTCCTTGAGATGGATGCCACACTTAAGGGCTTCAACAAAGGCTCGAAGTCTGATGTTATGCCTGGCCGCACGAAGAAGTTAGAGCCTCATGTCTATATGAACTGGATTGAAGATCTTAATGCGAAGGTCGAAAAGGGATTCTTCAAGGATTATCAGTGGCTATGTCTGGATAGCCTTACCTTTCTTACCAAGGCCACTATGGATCGCCAACTCTACATCAATAACCGCTATGGGGACATCGAAGAGCTTGGGGACTACAGGGTGGTCGGTTCTAAGCTCACAGACCTTTTCAATTCCTTGTCGGGGCTCCAGATCAACCTCTATGCAACCTGCCACTTATCCACTTTCCAAGACGAGCATACGAAGAAGGTGGAGACGCAGATCATGTTACCGGGGAAAGCCAGGTCATATCTCCCTCTTCTATTCACCAACGTCTGGCTGGCTCAGACAGGTGAAGGCGAAAAAGGACAGGTAAAGTATGAAGTAAGAACCAGACCTGATCCTCGAGGGCTTCAGGATGTTCGTTCGAGCATCCAGGGGCTTCGAACCATCGAGGATGTAACTATCACTGGCTTTGGAGACCTAGCAAAAGGTGGAATAGGAGCACTCCTAGACCCTCGAACACGACCAAGCTCGGTCTCCAAGGTTTCTGCATTCGACAGAATGCAAGCACAATAAGGAGTAACAAGAATGCCTTTCGTACAAGCAGCCTTGGGCGATGCCAAGGAACCAGAAGCCGCACCTGAAGGCGAGTATGATCTTAGGATCGTTAAGTCTGAGGATGGAGAGTCCAAAAAGGGCAATCCAATGACTACGATCTACATCAAGATCGAGGACTCGGCGGTGCCCAATGCAGCCCTCGTTCGGCACTGGATCACCTATCCTGACAAGAACACGCCTCAAGATCAGGTCCAGATGCGCTTGCTGGAGATCAAGCGTTTCCTGATATGCTTCGGCATCCCTCACGAGGGCAGCGGCTTCAACACCGACGATCTACTGGGCGCGACAGGTCGATGCTTTGTGGGACAGGAAGAGGGCGATGATGGTAACGTCTACAATCGTCTGAAGTTGCCAAGGTTGAAGAGCTAATTGACGGGATTAAGAGGTTACGTGTAAATTACACGGGGCCTCTTAATCCCATGAAAGTAGGCAAAATGAGCCATCTGGATAGGCTTCGTAAAAGCATCGAGGATATGACCCTGGATGAGCTCCGGGAGCACGTAAGGCAGATACGCGCTGACCGCAGGATATCTAAGGTGGGTCCTAGAAAGGAGGCCAAGATAAGGATAAAACGAGGAGATACATCTAAGACTAAAGCCAAGAAGGCCTTGGACAAAATGACGCCTGAACAGATGGAAGCGTTACTACGGGAGCTGGAGGGAGACGATGCAGGTACAGGAGATCAGGCTTGACCAAATAAAGGTCAAAGACCGAGCACGCGAGGATAAGGGAGATATCGAAGGTCTAGCAATAGCCATCAAGCAGCATGGCCTTATTCAACCTATTACGCTAGATACTGATCTTAAGTTGGTGGCCGGTGAACGTCGGTATCTCGCTCATCGACTGCTTGGGCTAGACACTATTAAGGCTATAGTACGTCCAATAAATGGCGAAGCGAATAGCCTTGAAATTGAGTTGATTGAAAATGTAGCTCGGAAAGATCTTGAATGGCACGAAAGAGCTAAACTAGAATTGAAGATATGGAACCTGAAGATAGCTCAATATGGGGAATGGGAACCTACGACCAATCCCAAGGGATGGACAAAGGAGAAACATGCTCTTCTTGTAGGGAGAGATAAGAGCAATACTCATAGGGCCCTTGAAATTGCTAAGACAATGGAGGAGGCTCCTGAACTTGCCCTTGAGGAAATGGAAACGGAAGATGCTGCATGGAAGGACGTAAAGAAGCTGGAGGAAAAGGTTGCTCTAAAGCGGGCACGAGATCTAGTGCCTGACCATATCAAGCGGGCTGTCGACTATGCCAGCGATCATTATCTAATAGGTGATGCCATGCAAGAGATGACCCAGATGAAAGGTGATCTCTTTCACTTCGCTGAGGTTGATCCTCCTTATGGCGTTGATCTAGATAAGCGCAAATCGAGGAACACCGATGGAAGTCCAATGGACCAGTATTTCGAGTGGGATAACAAGGGTTTCCCAGTCGCTTTTAGGCAGTTATGCACTCTTGTCTACGATCGTCTTCGACCTAACGCCTTTGCGGTGTTCTGGTACGGCATGTCTTGGCACCACATGGTTCTTACAACCTTGCGTGACGTAGGCTTCGGCGTGCCTGATATACCGGCTGTCTGGGTCAAGGGCGAAATGGGAGGTCAGACAGCGGCTCCTGAGACGACCTTGGGCTCAGCTTATGAACCATTCTTCTTGGCCCGCAAGGGCCAGCCCAAACTACCTCGACAGGGACGAGGCAACGTCTTCAACTATCCAGCACTGGCCAAGAAGGATCATCCCACTGAGAAGCCCTTGGTCCTTATGGAGGAGATACTCAATCTGTGCCTCGATCCCGGCAGTCATATCCTAATCCCCTTCTTGGGCTCAGGGGTGACATTGCGGGCAGCCTATCGCCTCCAACACACAGGTATAGGCTGGGACCTCTCGGACGATCATAAGGAGAGTTTCCTCAAGCGCATAACGGAAGACAAGGAGAAAGAGTATGGCCGGAAAACCTGACTTTGAAGCCCTTCGCAAGGAACGCAACATCAAGGTTCGTGAAGAACTGGAAGAGGTTGCCAAGAAAATGAACATCAAGGGCGTTCTCCATCACAACTTCGATTGGAATGCCTGTTACTGCGCCTGTCCAGAGGGTCCCTGCGAACACAATTGGGAGGGCTGGCGGGAGATAGAGAACGGCGGCGAGCGCTTCTGCACCCGATGCAAGATGGGCGCTATGTCGCACACCTTAAGGACCGCAGAGTAATGGACTTTGTGACTCTATATATCGTCGTGAAGTTCGGCGTCCCAGTGATGATATGGCAGAAGACCATACTCATTCACTTTAGGGACATGCGGACCTGTCAGGAGACTTCGCTCCAGCTGAAGGATATGGCCAAGAAAGTTCCAAACGAGCTCTCCATAGAGCTCATCCGCTGCATCAGACAAGGAGGACAAAAGAAGTGAGGTTAGAAGCCAGAGCTTTTGAAGCTCTAAAAATCAAGTTTCCAAAACTTGAAAGAAAGAACTTTCGCAAAACTCTAGGAAATCTTTTAATGGAGCATCTGTTTGGATCTTATCTTCCAGATGGATACTATGTAGATCATGAGCATGGTAATATTCTAGTGTTTGAGATAGAGGATACTAGTCCTCTTAGCGTCGAGAAATTAGAGGCATATATGAATTTGCATGTCCGCCTTGACGAGCTTGACTTTGGTTATAGTTTTATGGTAGTATTAGCTGACAGATATGGCAACGTTCGAGGCACCTTGCCCTTGTATGAATATTATCTAGCCGAGATAAGCCGAGGTTTTAGGGATGATGGAAAAGCTAATATTGTAGAGGAATCGATGGAAGAAGTTAGAGAAGATCAATCGAATGGTATTCCATTATCTTCGCGAGGTAAGTATATATTAAAACCTAACTCTCCTCTGGACAAGTTGGGAGCTGGAGATATAGCTATCCTTCTAAAGGAAATCGAAGATGGCAACTCCTTCTGAAGAAGGCGATCCCAATGCGCCCCTTTTGGTCCTGGCGGAGGCTCCCGCAAGAGTCGAGATGCGGCTTGGTAGGCCGCTGGTTGGTCCTAGTGGGGACGTTTTTATGGACTGTCTCCACGCTGCTGGCCTTATACGGCGCAATTGCTATATTCTCAACATCTGGCCTAAGCCCATAGATAAGGACAAGGCCGGAAATTTCTCTATGGACGGAGAACAGGTATGGACAGTGAGCAAGGGTTTTACTGCATATGGCCTGGATGCCGCTGTTCCTACATTACGTCGGATCATGGCCTCGAAGTGCAATGCCATCTTGAGCATGGGGACTCAGGCTATGGAACTGCTGATGGACGATCACAAGAAGCCCATCATGAAGTGGCGAGGCAGCCCCTTATGGAGCGATCGAGTCAAGAAAAAGTACATTCCGACTATCCATCCAGCAGCAACAATCCACGGCGTCTATTTGTGGCGCTACATGATAATAGGGGACATGAAGAAGATCCAGGGCGAACTGGATAGTCCCGAACTGCTGTTGCCAAAGCGGACTCTGCATGTCAGGCCAACATACTACGATTTCTACCAGTATATCCATAAGTGCCGAGAGGTCGGTCGCGTAGCGACTGATCTTGAAGTCGTTAATGAGCAGATTAGCTGCTTTAGTCTCTCGTGCGACAAAGAAGAGGCCATGACTGTTCCCCTCGTGGGGGATATGCAGTGGCCAGGCACGGTGCCCTATTGGGAAGAAGATGATGAGATTAGGGTATGGCAGAACTATGCGGCCTTGATGAGTGATCCTGAGATCGAGAAGATCAACCAGAACCTGGTGGGCTTTGATGCACCATACCTGTTTAACAAGAATCATATCCACACGAAGGGCAAACTTGGCGATCCTATGATTGCCCAGCACGTCCTGTATCCTGATTTTAGGAAAGGTCTGGACTTTATCGCGAGCGTGCATACACGGGAGCCTTACTGGAAGGATGATGGCAAGATATGGAAGAACCCCAACATCGAGTGGGAGCAGTTTCAGCGATACTGTGGCCGAGACGCATGTGTAGCGCTAGAAGCGTGGGACGTATTATCGGAGGAAATGACAGCTGGAGGCTATTGGCCCACTTACAACAGAACCGTCAGATTGGCCGGCCCGCTTACGTATATGTCGGCTCGTGGTCTAGAAGTGGATCTGGAAGGCCTCGGGGCTACGAAGGCCCAAATCGAACAGGAATTGGCTGCTAAGGAGGCTGAACTCCGGGAAGCCGCTGAATGGGATTTCAACGTCTCGTCGCCTGCCCAGTGCGCCAAGTACTTCTATGAGACACTGGGCCTTAAGGCCTACACTAAGGCAAGAGGCGGTATCACCACTGATGACAAAGCCATGTCTCGGATCGTCCGCAAGGGCGGGCCTGGGGCCAAGGAGGCCAAGCTAACACAGGAAGTTCGATCTCTCCGAAAGCTCAAAGGGACATATCTCGAGGTCGAGCTTGATCCCGACATGATGCTTCGATGTAGCTGGAATCCTCGAGGAACATGGACAGGACGACTGTCATCGTCACAGACGATCTTCAATAAGGGAATGAACCTGCAGAACCTTCATCCTCAGTTCAAAGGCTTTATTGTGGCGAGAAGGAAAGATGCCCAAGCGCATACGAACGGAGCGAGATCGCCTACTGGCGAAGTTAAGGAGGCCAAAGTACAAGAACCAGGAGAAGAACTACGAGAAGACGTACAGACAGAGACGGAAACTGATGACTTATCTACGGGATGAGAGGAAAAGTAGACATGCCCACGACCAAATCTAAGACCAAAGAACCTGCTCAGCCTAAGGGCGAGAAGCTTAACCCGATGGTGCTCGATCTGAGCCACCATAATACAGTAACGTCCTTTCAGGACATATATTATAGCGGTATTAGAGGCATTATCCACAAGGCCACTGAAGGTTCTAGCTACGTCGATCCTACGTATGCATCCCGCCGAAGCCTAGCAAAGAGTGTAGGCCTGTTGTGGGGCGCCTATCATTTCTTCAGGCCAGGGGATATTACGGCCCAAGTCGAGCATTTCCTGAGACATGCTGATCCTGAGCCTGGTACATTGCTGGCTCTCGATCATGAGGACGAGCGATGCAGTGCAGCTGATGCTATCCAATTCATTAAGCTGCTCGAGGCCAAAACTGGTAGGCTGCCCGTGCTATACTCGGGCCATCTTATCAAGGATCAGTTGGGCAACCAAGTTGACCAGTATCTTGGCACATGCAGATTGTGGCACGCTCAGTACGGACCTCAGCCTCATACTCAGGCTAGCTGGGACAGTTACTGGCTGTGGCAGTTCACTGATGGCCAGCATGGACCTGATGCCCCAAAAATTAAGGGAGTGGATGACAGTAATCTCGATGTCAACTCCTTTAGAGGCACCTATGAGGAACTGGCAGATCAGTGGGTAGGTGGGCTAATTGGAGCAGTCAAGCCAGGGACTTACGAGTGGGTTCGCTGGGGCCAGGCTACTCTTAATCTACTGGGACATCGGCCTGGCCTGGTAGTTGACGGTCACCTTGGACCTAAGACTTTGGTAGCTCTTGAGATTTATCAACGGGTAGCCATCGGTGAGCCCTCGGGAACCTTCGACGCTGAGACAGTAGAAAAAATGCTGTTGGACGTGGAGAACGCCAATGGAAACCGATAAGCTGCTGGAGCAAAGGGGCCAAGTCTACGGCCCCTTTATCGATAATGCCACTGTAGCTCAGGGCCTCAAGTTCCTCATTCGGAGTACTCCCGGATATCATTGTCTGTCGGAGGACATGAAGGAGGGCCTGGACCAGGTAGCTAGTAAGATATCTCGCATCACCACGGGCAGTCAGGATCACGTTGACAACTGGGATGATATAGCGGGATATGCCAAACTGGTGGCCAATAGACTAAGGGGCTGTAATGATACTGGTAGAGTTCGATCTGGCCGGGGCAGAGTGGGTAGTGGTAGCTTATCTAGCGAACGACCCGAACATGATAGAAGTGGTGGAAAGCGGGAAGAGTCCGCACATAGTGACGGGGGCCCTCATCACAGACGTTCCCGAGCCTCTAGTAATAGCCGATCACAAGCTACTCGGAAACGCCACCGACCCCGGCCTGATCGCTCAACTGCGAAGGGAAAAGTTGCCCGAGCTGATTGAATTGCATGAGAAAGATGCAATCTTCCTTCCTCGATCGATGTCCATTCGTCAGTCGGGCAAGAAGTCTAACCACGGGCTCAACTATGGCATGAAATATAGGCGAGCTGCTCTTGAGTGGGAAATCATGGAGAGTGAGGCGGCCCCTATTGTAGCGGCTTACACTGAAGTTGCCTATCCTGGCATCCCAAAGTGGTGGGAAGCCACTCGACAAACGATGAAGGAAAACGACCGCACGCTTACCAACTGCTTCGGCCGCAAGGTTAGACTCCTTGGGGAATGGGGCTCGGACTTGTTCGACAAGGCCTACTCCTTCGTACCGCAATCTACCGTGGTGGACATAGTTCTGGAGGCCATGTGTGCCGCTTTTGAGGACACCTCCGAGCCCTTCCAGCGAATGAACCTTGGGGCGCAAGTCCATGACTCGCTTATGGCCCTCTATCCCACTGACAATTGGGGGGACCTCACTCACTTCTGCCACCAAATGGTAGAATATATGAGGCCCGAACTTAACTACGGTGGACATACCTTTCGCCTAAACGTGGATATCAAGGTTGGCATCTCATGGGGTGACATGCACTCCGTTAAAACTCCGGAAGAAATCCCGGAGGTCTACGCGGCACTGGTAGCGTCGGAGCGCCCCCGCCTGGCCTCCGACGCTGCTGAGAAGGCAGAATGGCAAACGCTCTATCATCCTGACCAGGAAGCTCATCTCCAAGCCCTGGCAGACTGATAGGTTTAGATTGAATGTCCATCAGATCGTTGGGCTGGGCTTGGGGCATTTGTCTCTGTTGTTGAGCCAGAAACTCGGACAGCTTGGGCAGCTCGGGAACTTGAGGCGCAGGAGCAGGTGAGGGCTGCTCTTCAGGAAATGGAACCTGGAGGCGATCTGGCTGGGATAGCTCGGCGGTTGTACCATAGTCAAAAGCAGAAGGCTGCCCAGCAAAAGCACTATGCTTACCCTCAGGAGCCAGGAAGACGTGGCTGCTGTCCGACAGGACCTCATTCTTGTATCTCCCTGTAGCCTCATCATAGCCCGTCCAGTTCTTGCCTCGAGGCCCCCAGTTCTTATACTTCGCTGGATCCTTGGCCTCAAGGGCAAGCATCTCCTTTGGATGAGCTAGAAAATGGGTAGCCCCGCCTACCCAGTCCTCTACTTGGCCGGTCGCACGCTGCTCCGCGATGTCGGTGAGGTCTCGAAAGGCGGGCAGTCTTGTAAGATGCTGCAACCGGGCATACTGATCAGGCTCAATAGTAGGCTGATATATCTTACCGCTGACATGGCGTCCTAGCTCCTGGCCCTCTTTGTCTGCACGGTTAATCATAGCGCCCAGGGCGTTCTTGGCAGCTACGATATCGGGTCTCCCATTCTTGTCAAGACCGGCCTCCAGCAAGGCCATTGCAGCGGCCTTCTGGTGATCGCTTAGTTGGCTCCATGACTTATCTTTGCCCCAGTAACCCTCGGGACGAGGTCCCTTAAAGTCAGGAAGATCATCGGAGCGGGAAGATATACCTTGGACACCTCCTTCATATCGAGGATACCTGTCTACGTTTTCCTTTTCTTCCCGCTGGGGCAGCACATCTTTTAGACGCGGCTGGCTCCACTTACCAACTCGGAAATCAGGATCACCGTGCTCCCTGTATATCTCGGCCTGAGTGCTGGAATCCCTACTTTTCTTATATGCCTCTATATCATCGGCCTGCTTTTTATAGAACTCCTGCAGCGCCTCTCGTTTGCGCTGTTGAATAGTGCCAGCTTGAACTCGACGCATTACCATTGGATTACTCGTTGAATAGGCTAGGATGTAGGAGTGTCATCTGCGTTAGTGCGGCTGCCCTGGCAGCTGGTTCTATAGCCTCATCCATAGCCGTGGTCGCCAACTTGACGAGACCGGGCTTCATCATGGCACCGATGCCCCAGCGCATCATCACGAGGCCTGCAATAGCGGGCACCATGCCAATGTTCTGGGCAGTCCTACCACCTGCTCCCATTGTTAACGCCCCTCGTACAGCCTCCGCAACGCCGCCTGCCCCCCGCAGCACGGCAGCGCGGGCCATGAATGTCGAAGCGTCGGCTATAGGCGCGGCAGTCACGGCCTGTCCTACTCGCGCCAGCTTTTCAATATCTCCAATATCAACACCACTGCCCCGAAGCATCTCCTTCATAGTGAAGTATTTCTGAGAATTAGGATTGTTGAGGCCTAGAGCTTCGGTGAAGCGCTTGGCATCAAAGGACAGTTTCTGGCCAACAAAAAGAGTGCCTGGCTCAATCCCCGTAGCTTTGACCCAGGCATCATCCAAGCGGGCCCTGGCGACGTTTCTAACGACGTCGTCCCCTGCTGCATTCCGTAACTCCCTGACAGCGCTAGCGGAGTGGGTTTTTGCAGCAGTTTCCATTAGATCATCGGCAGTTATAGTTCCGCTTTTGATCTTGCCGATGGCGTAGATATTCCGATCAACCTGCCCAACCATCTTCTTGAAGATACTAGTCTCAAACTCTTTAATGCCTTCCTGGAAGTTTGATCGGGCTTTCACTAGCAACTTGGCTGCTACATTGTCCGAGCCCTTGAGAGTTTCTTCAAGGGCCTTCTGAACTTGCTCCAGCTTGCTATAATGAACACCGTGCGATTTGTCGGCCTTTCTCATAAGGCGTTCCAAATCTATCAATATATTATTAGCGTCCATGGTGGACATCTTGTCATCTAGGTTCTTAACAACTCCATTTAGAAACACTTTCATATCTGCAGGAGGAACGCCTAACAGCTTTCCAGTCTTGGTGCTCATCTCATGCAGCGCCTGACCAGTGGCCTTCAACACCTTGTCCGTCGAGAGCACTGCTCCTTGCTCTTCCCCAACTTTTAAGGCGTGATTATAGCGTCCCATGGCCTTAGTAGACCACTCACCAAATCGATTCCTGGCAGCTAGTAGGGCTGTTTCTGCAACCTCAGTAGTAGCGTTTGGGTTCGAGAGCTGGCCAAACATATCATTGTAGGCCTCAACAATAGCCTTACCCTGGCGCTCAGAGGCCTTGCGGGCTGATGTACCGATTAGGGGCATCCTGCCGAAGACATTGACTGCACCCTTGCCAACGCCTCCATTAGCGACATTAGCTACGCCAATATTTACTCCTAGAGATGATGCCTCTTCGACCAATTGCCGAGAGTTGGGAGGCAGACTGAGCATCCTAGCTAGCCATCCCTTCATAACGGGTGTAGCGTAGGGTAGGGCCGACACTGATCCTGATACAGCAGCATCCCACTGGGCATCGAGTGTAGGTTGGATAAGGCGTTGGACAGTGTTAGCATCTCCGCCTGTAGTCCGTGTATGACCTATGATGTCCTCGTAAGCGTTGGCTAGATATCCTCCGACTGTGGCCCCTGCATAGGTTCCTAGCATGATGCCGCCAGGACCTAGGCTGGTCATAGTCATTCCTCCGGCAGCTCCCATGCTGCCTTTGAGGATTGCACGGACGTTCTCAGGTTTCTGTGTCTTCTCGACAAACTCTTGCCAGGTCTTGGGGAAATCCTCTACGAACTCCTTGCCTACTTGCTGAGCCGCTCCAATGGTGGCGGAGCCACTCTCTCCCCATCCTTGCACTGCGCGCGCCAGCGCAGCACGGCCAGGGCTCATGTTCTCAACTGGCATGTTGCCAGCTGCCCCTCGAATACCTAGGGGATCAAGCGGCTCAGAGGAAGTAGCTGGTTGCATCTCGCGGCCGGCCTGGAGAGGTACCTGTCCTGCACTTGGGCCAGGGGCTCCGGGAACAGAACCTGCCACGCTAGGATCAGTCTCTAACTGCTTAACGAGGGCTTCAAGAGAGCGACGTTCCTCGTCCGTCAGGGTATGTTGACTCTCCTCAAGACCGCCTTCAAGGACTTCTTGGGGCTGCGGCTGAGAGATCAGGGTCTCGTCTATTGGTATTCCGCCCATCCTCGTCTTCCTCTTGATATCTGTTCGGTACGCCTGGTCCTGTCCTGACATACAGTATATGCTCAGGATTAGAAGCCGACCGAACTCTATTTTTCTGCCATACGATGTAGGACCATCCCTCTCCCTCTACTGAGTTGAGATAGCGAATAGAGTCATAGCCGAATTTCTCTATCTCCGCTCGAATGATATCAAACTGCTTTCGTCCTATATCTCCCTCTGAGACCTCTGAGACCTTATTTAATCTAGCAGATAGATTATTTTCCATTTTCTCGGTATAGCCTGGTAATACTTCAGCAAGTTCTCTAGGGAAATCCCAGGGCCGCCAACCACCCATATCTGGTAATGTAAGAGGATTCTTCACAGCTATGTGAACAGGAATGATCCTTCTTGGTAGTGAGTCACTCCAAAGATTGTCGCCTACAATTATTGATCCTGCTTGTTCCTTTGTTCCAAAGTGATGACCTATATCATTAGAATGCGCTAGATCGAATTGTCCTTTCTCGAATATCTTATCGACTTTGGTTCCATGATAAGCGAGGAGTCCTCCTTCAGGATGCTTGTCCGTATTTCCTAATGTATCTATATCCTTGGCATTTGGCCAAAGACGCATCTGCGTTTCACTTGGCAATTTCTCCGACTTAATATAGCCAGGATATGAGATCCCTGGAGGGAGCGGCTTATCGTGGCTTTCAAAGAAATTTATATTCATCTTTATGTCGCCCACCTCGATCTTGGATATACCAGCACCGACTGCCATGTCTATAACGTCAGCAATCTCCTCTCCCTGCTTACCCATCTTGGTAAGTAGTTCCTTAAGAGTCATACTATGAGGATTTTTCTTCCCTGTATCAACTGTAACGTGCATTACCTTATCCAGGGAGGGCCATCTATCGTCCATCTCAGTATAGGTCCAAATCTTCTTTTTCTCGACTGGAGCTACAGGGGCAGGACCTTGGCCCTTTGTGACATATCCCTTATAATCCGCTTGGTAAGCAGCATAACCTCCCTGGGCTAGCGGATCAGCTTTACCTCCCTTTCCAGCTGCAGCTATGGCTTCTTCCATAGTTCCATAAACTTCAACAGCGCTATCATCCTTCCAGAGGGCTTTTGGCTGGTAGCTGCTAGCTGGAGCGTCTGCAGATTTACCATAGACATTTTTACCAAACTCTCCAGAACCAAAGACGGCCTTAGGGCTGGGACCTCCTGAAGCGCCTGTAGTCTTATTCACAAGCTCTTCTTGAGTTATAAGACCATCTTTGAGGTGCTGAACATTGGTCAGATGATCTATAAGCTTGGCAGTATCATCAAATACCATCGACTGCCAAGCAGATGATCCATCTATCGCTCCTTTTCCAACCAAGCTAAATTCGCCATTCTCATAAACGGCTATATCAAGGCCAAGTGCCTTTACACCGTCATAAGTTTCTTTATCTATTCCAATTGAAGCTAATTGACCAAATTTATCATCCTCTAAGATTTTCTTTTCAGTCTTAAGCATCTTGCCAAAGGTCTCGACCTCTCTCTTGGCTTCGTGGGAGAATTTTTTCTCAGCATTGGCTAGCTCAGTACTCTTCTTTATCTCCTCATAGAACTTGGTAGCCTCATCTTTATTAGTAAATTCTTTAGCTATGTATTTAGCGTATTTCTCGTTGGGCTGAGGTTCCCAACCCCAGACATGCCACTCCTTACCATGTCCATACATGCCAATGCCATATTCTGAGTCCATTACCTTCTTCACAGCTTCGCTAGGAGGCAAATAGGGCTCGCTATGTACCTTGTGCCAGGATTTCATCTCCTGGCCCTTCTCCTCCCTTAGTTTAATTAGATGTTCTAGCAAATCATCTTCATTGTCAAAATCTAGCTTTTCAGCCTTTTGAGGATTGCCAGTCTTAGCTCCCTTTCCAATTACGGTCCAAGTTTGGTCCTCATTATGCTTGATTGCCATACCCATGTCAGATATCTCTTTAAGGAAACCATGATCTAGTGTATGAATACTGCTTTCAGGCCAGTTTGATAAGTCATAAGGGTTGTAAGCAGATTTTATATCTCCGTGACCAACTTCCTGAACAGCCTTTACAACTCCTTTCTTTGCTGCCTGCTGAGCAGTCTCCATGACCATGCCACCACCAACTAGATTGGCGGCCAGCTTGGTCGAACGCTCGACAACTTCCCGATCGCTAGCGCGATGACCCTTCGAGAATAGATCAACCATCTCATTGAACAAGTTCCATGGATCATGCAGTATCTCAGGGACCATCGGCTCGAGTTCTGTTGAGCCCTTAGGAATGCCCCAAGGAGCTACAATTGCCCGCTTCTCAGGAGTTGGTCTGATCTCAGCCTGTTTTCTGCGAGGACCTGAAGGATCATCTGCTAATTCTTGAGCGGCTTTGGCTGCCAAGCGAATAGCTTCTTCGCGGACGCGATTAAGCTCATCCTCCGCAGTGGTACCTGGAGGCTCAATATCGTCAAGGGCAAAATCATCTGCCACTACTTACCTGGCTTTCGTTGATACCGCTCGGCGTCCACTGGTTTAGGCGGCGCCCTACGAGGAGCTGGGGTCATCCTAAATGCTCCAGCATCCTGATCGCCTCCACCTCCACCAGCTCCAATTCCAGCTCCAATCGATCGACCAGATGATCCAGCCTCTCCGATCATCTTACCTAGTTCCTTGAAGGCTGCTCCTATCTTGTCGCGCCGGTGCTGTTCCTCCATGCGCCTCTCACGCTTCTCGGCGAGGTTGAAGCGGCGATTCTGCTCGAACTCAGTACGGGCCATACGAGCCTCAGCTCGCTCGCCCTCTTCTTCAGCTCTTACATCCCGGCGCTTCTTTAATACGTGTTCCTCTTGTTGGCGCTTTTCCTCAGATTTCTTGCGCTCTGATTCCCGGCGCTCCTCCTCTGATGTATATAGCTGCTCACTTTCTACAGTGGGCTCTGCTCGCTTGATAGGTTTACCAGCAGCTCCCGACAGACGCCGCTTAGATTCTTCTAAGATAGTCTTCTTCAGTTCAGGGGAAGCAATATCACTCTGGCCCATAAAGACGAGGTCTTGTGTATTGACAAATCCTAGATTAGGGTCCATAGGCCGTCCAACCCTAGCAGCTATTTCGTTGCTAGATTTGCTAAGTGCTCTGCCAACCGCCTCCTTGAGAGTTGCCTCAAATTGAGCAACCGATTGGGATTGCCCCAGTGTATTGAGTTCCTGAGCGATCATTCTATTAGTCAGGCGGTTATCTGGGATTCCCTTAGCATTGGCCATTGAATAGGCCATATCTAGAACAGCTCCCTGCAGCCTTGCGCTGTCAACAGCAGTCTGCTCAATTCCAGAACTCTTGTATACATCTGATACACGTTGAGCCGAACGTGCAATCAGGGCTCTAAATCCCTTATCATTCTGATCAAAGGTGGATGTATCACCCCCTGCCGAGCGGATTACACCCTTCATTTGATCAATGGCTTGATCCACAGTCCTTGCAGTTGCTCCAACAAGACCAAGAACTTCAGGCTTTCCCTTAAATAACTGATGTAACCTAGTTGCATCTTTTACTACTGTGACTGTGGCTGACGCATTGGCATCCATAGCCTTCATTAGATCGTTCTGTTCCTTGGGTGTTTGAGGAACAGTAATACCCTCTTTCGCTAGATCACTTACCCTTACAGGGTCGCCGAATTGATAACCAAGGGCTCGAACTAAGCCTGGCTCAACAGGTTGATGAAACGGAATAGTCTCACCTTGGCCCTTATACCGCCGCGTTGACGGTGAGGGAGGCCCTCCTGCAGCCGCCGCAGGGTCAGCCGCAGGAGGGGTAGTCCCTGGCGCGGGAGGAAGTGCGCCAGGGGGGCCTGAGATAGGAGCCGTCGGTTGTGCCGGGATTACACCTGGAGTACCACCACCTCCAGCTTGGGCAACTCGTACATTAGCCATCTTCATCAACTCGATGCCCGATACATCGCCTTGAAGGACGGCCTGGGTCATCTGCTTAATCTGGCCCGGAGTGGCATTCTTAATCCTGTCGGCATAGCCCCTATTCAACCGTTCAAGGGCCTCAGGCTCGAGGCCTAGAAGCATCTTGCCAAAGTTCTGTGAGGTCTCACCCTTAGGATCGACGCCCATCCTCGTGGACAACTCACGGAACAGAAATTGACGAGCCGCCTTAGGCACCGTAGGATCAAGCATCTTGGTCATGTACTGTGCTACGTTTAGGTCCTCTTCACGCGTAGCAGCGACACTTTGAGCTTGCTGAATTTCCTGTTGGCTCTGTTGATAAGCTGCCGCTACCTGCTGCTGCCTGGAGATAGGCTGCTGTGGCTGCGGTAGTATGGCCTCAGGCTCGCGCTGAGGCTGCATCCATTCATCGGGCTCTGGGAGATATCCACCCATTAGAGCGCTCCATAATCTACGACATCCCAATCGCCTCTGCGTAAGACCGCTTCAGGCAACATGGGTTCAACCTCAGTTGACAGCACTCCAAGCATTCGCTCACCTGAGGTCTTGAGAGTATATTCATAGATCGTAAATCCCTGCCTTGTTAGGCCTACTGGGATCATATCATCCTTCAGTTCAGGGTCAGAGAACATGATAGCTGCTGATCCAATCTGACCAGCAGTACTGATACCAGCTCCTAATAGCTTATATAAGCGATCTGAGTTAGCTCCCTTGATTTGAGCCTGCAGCTGACGGTTCTGCATATAGGGAACTTGAGCCTGCCCATATCCCCTTGCAACCTGGCCAAAGGCCCCCGCAAAGCTCATGGGATCGCCTATCGCAGTATTTCGGAGGGCATCAGCCTGTGCCCCCTGTGTGAATTGCCGCTGCTGTTCCCTGGTTAGGCCCAACTGCTCCGATAGGGTTAACTGTCCCGTCCTAGCTCCCTCGCGGAGAATTTCGCTGCTCTCGCGGAACTGCTGGAGTGTTTCGATAGCTGGCGAGGAGGTTTCATATCCTGCCCCAAACTGGGCTTGTAGTTTTTCCCGTAAGGCTTCTTCGCTCGACCCCAGGCTTCTCTCGAGGGCCGGATCAACAGGGAGTTCGCCCTTAAGAGCCTTGAGCGACCGATCAAGAAAACCACTCTCCAACTCCTTTCGTTTGGCCTCATCAGGATCAAACTTCCGCTTGATACTCTTGATGTTGCCTGCATCATCCAGCTCAACATCGAAGCCCTCCTGCTCAGCAAGGAAGGGCAGCAGGATCTTATTTTGGGCCTGCTGCTGCTCAACGATCTTCTTCTGCATTCCTAGCAGATCGGCTTGAGCCTTCTGCAGCTCCTGCTCAGCCGCTGAGGGCTGGGGTACATTAGTGCTGCTACCCATCATAGTCTCCTAATATAGAACTTCTTGCCCTCTTCCTCCGCATATGGAGGCAGATATCCGTACCGCTCGATCAGCTTCTCCAAGAAGCTACCTTGATCGACCCCGAAGATAAAGGTCTTGATGCCTAGACCTTTCATCGCCACTTCGTACATTTCTACCATCCGAATGGCGGTCACGATACGTCGGCGGTCCGACTTAATCACGAGCGGACCAGCTAAGATCATATTATTAGTAATATTCGTCCCAATAACTCCAACAACCCCCTCATCCAATGCTAATAGGGTCGGAAAGCTAAGCCTCTGCTTGGCGAAGCCTTCCGAACGCATCAAGGCATGAGCCCGACTATAGTCCCCAGGATTCCTGGCGATCTTATATCCTACACTCATTTTGTCGTTGCTCTGTCCATACGATCCTTCATGACTGCGACATCTCGCTGCAGGGTATATAAGTGATTTAGGATGCTGTTACTCTGGTTCTCTTGATGCCGTTGGGCCTGCTCAACCACTGAAGACCGATGTTCGTAGGTAGACATCCTTACCATCGTAGCGGTATACACTGATACTCCGCTGATAACTAGCCCCAACAAGATCAGAAGATGCCCAAGATTGACTGTCCAATCAAACTTGGGTCTCATGGGAGTTTCTGGCATACCTTGTCTTTCCAGCCCTTGCACCGACATAGGTATAGTACCTCGTTGCCTTGCACTCGCTTCTGCACGTCGGGTGGAAGCAGTTTGACCGACTGAGCATCCGTCTTCGTTATGATCTGCCTCTCGTAGACTTCGCAGAAACTGTCTGCTATGATCGAGGGAGAGGGCTCCGTTACTGTTCCGAAGCAGAAGATGAAGCATACGATACCTTCCTTCATTGGGTCATCCTATCCCAGAGGTCATCCGTTTCTTCGGGTGACATCTGACGAATGCGATCCCTCAGAAGCCGGCCGTATTCAGTCATCTCGAGCAGTGCAGCGGCAGCCTTCGCTATCTGGCGGTCCTCAGCGGCCTGAATAAGTTGCCTCTCATTCAGATACGTCATCACCGATGACAGTATCTTTAGGCCGCTGAGGATTACAGACGCCCAGGTCATGCTTTGTCCCTAGGCGCTTCGATAGTTCTAGACTCCGTTACAGTGGTGGTCTCGATCTTCTTCTCCGGTGACATAAAGGAGAAGATAGCACCGACGATGGTGACGACTACTCCGGCGATCGTCTCGACCGCACCAGGCTCTAGCTTGCCCCTGGCCACCAATACTCCACCGAAGAAGGTGACGACGTGGCGAACTAGCCCCAACACCTGGTCCTTGTTGATGAACTGTAGCATTTCCTTCTCTCCTTCTGCTTCCCAATTCCACCATACACCCTCGGGCGGCCGATGTCATCCCCGGCCTACCACATGTAAACTATGCACCGACCTGCCCCTCCAGCGCCGGAATTGGAGTTCTCAGACCCGCCCCCGCCGCCACCAGGAGCCGATCCAGCCACGCCGTTTGCGCCTCCCGTGGCCCCTGCCCCACCATTGCCACCGAACTGTGAGGTGCCCCCAGCAGCTGCTGCAGTAGTCGCTGCTCCACCGCCTCCACCAGCTCCTCCATATACTGATAAACCTCCAGTTCCTTGAGTAGCTACAGATCCCGCTGCGCCTCCCCCGCCACCTCCTCCCCAGAAGGCATCTCCTCCTTTTCTAGCTTGTACAGCAGTTTCGCCTCCACCGCCTCCACCACCTCCTGTAGGGTTGTCCTCTCCAGGAGCGTCTGCTGTTCCCCCTGTTCCAAATCTATTAGTAGCAGCAACGGGCACCCAATACCTAGGAAACCCTCCATTAGCTCCAACATCAGTTGTAGCCGTGGCTCCTGCTCCGCTTACTCCCCCTCCACCTCCGCCTCCTCCATTTCCACCTGCCTGATCTCCACCCCCACCTCCTTCAAATCCAGTTATATGGGCTCCGAAGGTTGTATTGCCGCCAGGCGCTCCATCCGTATTGTCAACTGTCCGAGAGGCTCCTCCCGTCCCGACAGTCACAGTCTCGGTAGCCCCTAAGGCTGAGAACGGAAGCCACCGGCGGTTATAGGCACCTCCGCCTCCTCCACCTCCTCCTTCACCATTCTGAGCACGGGCGCCCGATCCTCCTCCGCCCCAGCACTCCACAATAATGTACTTCCCAACTCCGGGCTTCGTCCAAGTACCACTGGCATCAAACTGCTTCCTCATGCCGTTGAGCATTAGACTCTCAAAGGCTGTGCCGTTGCCATGTACAAAGACGGCTCCTCCTGGATATAGCACCCAACTCGTCAAGCCGTCTATCAGCTCGGCTCCATTGGGATCAAGTGTAATATCAGTGTCACTCGAATTAAGGAGCATCACAGTGAAGTTATTGGCCAGCGTAGCTGCAGCAGTGAAGGCCAGTGTAAAGGGACCTCCACTGGTTATCTCAATGATACCTCCCTTATCGCCAATACCTACAGTATCAGCACCAATGATAACTCGGCGAGGGACGGTTGCGCCGCCAAAGTTAACGACATCGAACTTCCTTAACAGACCCGCTGCAGTCCAACCGAGAGCAAGATCACCTGATACTGGAGTTGCAGTGGTGACATCGCTATGTATCTGATCTTGCGGATCGCCAGCAGCGGCGTTGTTCCGCATCTTGATGGCCTGAGCCACCATATTGGCCAGCTTGGAGTTTGTAATACTATCATCGCTGATCTGCGACGTTCCAATGGGAGATTCTAGCTTAGCCGTATTAAGACTGTTGGCATTAGTAACATGATTAACATGGTCAGCATTGTAGATCGATGCTGTCAGCACAGTTCCTGCAGCTCTAGTAGTATGCGGAATGATTATAGCCACTTATCCTCTCCATTTTGTAGAGAGGATCATATGCTGTTCCTGCCCTCGATAGTTTACATTTCCTCCAGTTTGAGGACTAATTTCCAAGCAGTTTATATCAGTTCTACCTAGCGTGGGAACTAGTATATGTCTAGCAGCTACAGTTACATGATCGATGTCATCATTTCGACATCTTAGAACACCCCTAGTTCCAGATATAGCGGCAACAGAGTTTATGCCTATTCCAACATTTCCCTCAGCAATGGAGGCAGCATTGGCGCTAGAGTCAATACGCTGTCTAAATTCAATGTCGTGTATCTCCTCAGCCAGGCCTGAGAAGATTATCATGGTATTAGCGGAGTCCCCTCCAGATTGCCTTATCGCATTCGTGGTGTAGTTCCAGGTATCATCTGGATCAGTTACCTTGAGGTACAGATTCTGCCTCTGATAAGCATTCCAGACGCCCCATTTGCGAGTCTGGCCTATCGATCTATGGCATGTGACCGTGCCAACTGCATCGATTAGAATAGTGCCTAGATAGATACCCGCTTGGGCTGCCAATGTCCTCGTGGCAGCTCCATTCCTCACGGTCATCGAGTTAGCATTGACCCACCAACCCTGCAACCTTGTTAGCTCGGTTGTGGAGCCTCCAGCTCCCCGCGCGCTCGTGCCTGCCCCTGAGTTGCTCCATGCTGTTCCAGTGCTGAGCTTTAGTGTACCTGCGTCATCATCCAGAAACACATCATAGAGCGTATTTGCTGCATGGTTAGGGTTATTGAGGTCCAAAGTGAGGGCACTAAATTCCCTCATATGAACAATGCCACCCTTGACAACCGCAGTCACGTTGCCCTTGAAAGGCTCATACAGGACCGACGTGGCTCCCGAGGCATCTGCCACGATTATAGGAATTCCAGCAGTGGGCGTCAGATAGCCCATTGGTTCCCACCGAAAGCGAGTCTCCGGCAGTCGAAGAAGCTCAGTGGCTCCCTTAAATAGAGCCATCGAGTCGATGCCATTGGCAGCATCTCCCTTGATCTTCAGCAGGAAATCAGTGCCTGCTCCTGATCCTGACTCGAAGGCTTGAATCGTTCGCTCAGTCACATCATTATCAGTAATGCGAAGGGTAAGAGGAATACCTAAGGCGGCCGCTATCGCAATAAGGCCAGGATTAACGCCATTTAGGGTGTTTGCCAGGTTGGCTGTATGTACTGCATACCACTGGCTCTGGCCAGTGATTCGCTTAATAGAGAAACGAAGGCGTTCAATCTCACCTGCGAGATTGGGAGCTAAGATTTCACTGCCAACACCTCCTGGATCGACTATAGACTGAAACTGGCCCACACTATCCGAGTAGGCTCCCGACATCACTGGATTTTGATTAGTGATGTGATTGATATGGTCGCCGTTATAGATCGACGCCGTAAGAACGGTGCCGGTCCCCCTAGTCGTATGGCTATACAGACCTACTGACATTTAAGGCCCATCCGTCACCGCATACACTATCATCCACAGAATGAAGGCGAAATACACAATCCCTAAGATAATAGGGATCATGAGATACCCCCTCCGTCTGTTCTGATAGCTGCTATCCCTATTGGATACCTTTCCATACAAGGAACCGAGTGGGCTCCCATGTCTTGGTGCATGTCTGCGCAGTGTAGCTCGTCTAGCTGCTCCATCGTAAGATTCTCGTGAAGGCATGTTCTACATCCATTGGTTACGTGGAATGAGCCATCCCTAAATTCCATCTTCAACTCTGCATAAGTGTTATGCCGACGGAACCTGAGAATGCGCTCCTCTACCCAGCCCTGTGGTGTCAGCCTACGCCCCTTCACTTGCTCAGCCATGCTTCCGATCACTGAGCCACACATCTTGCAGCACAGTTCCTCGATGTCTCCATTAGGCCCATAAATCACGTAGTTGGGCCGCTGTAAATGATAGTAAGTATCTGTCGTCATGACCTGATCCTCTCGTCCATCACGTTGAAGCTCAGGTGAAATTCCGAGATGCTAACATCCTGATCCAACCCTACATTCTCAGCTGCCAGCTTTAATCGCCTACCCGATCCCACCATTCTCTTACGATCTGACGAGATAACGTCTGATCCCAGCGCGTCCGTATCCAGAATAAACGATCCTAGAACGGCCCCTGTGCCTCCCATATTGAACTGCAGCGTATCTGTTAGATTATCATCCCAATACACCTCTACTGTCAGGTCCCAGTCACCTCGGGGCTCCGATGCCACTTCGAGGAACTGTCCTGCCTTCATCCGGGTTGCTAGAGCTCCTTCGAGGAATGAAAGATCGGTGTTGGCTGTCTCAAACCGGATAGGATAGGCCTCTCCATTCTTGTTTCTTGATAGATCATCGAGACGCCAGATAAAACCGTTATTATCCCCGATGGTAGGTCTAGGAATGAGATTGGCATCTGCCCGCATCCACAGAGATACACATACATCTCTTCGAGACATGAAGAAACGAGGAAGGCCAGGTTGTCCTTGCTCATCCACTTGCTCCAGGCCGATAATCAACCTCAGGTCATTGTCCAGCGATCCTATTCGAGGAAGGCAGAACCATGCCTGCTTCTTGGCAGCGTACCATGCTCCCTGTACTCTCCGAATGGCACTCCGATTGATGTCATTCCTAATGAAGGGCTCGAGGGTCGCGACCTTGCTGATATCGCTAGTGTTGAAGTCTCCAAACTCCTGCGTCGCTCGCAGCGAATGAATATTTCCTACATGATCCATGTAGAATATATCATTCTCAATCTGAACAATCGAGTGCTGACTAAGAGTACCTACAGCCCTCGTCATCCTTGCAACCGACCATTCTCCCGGTGTCAAGCTGCTAGTATTGATAATATAGATGCCAAAGGGATACTTAAAGAGAATCAATGCACCCCTAAATGATATCCCACCTACCAAGCGCTCGCTCTCACCAGGATAGATCGCCAGGGTGCCTGATCCGGCCCCTGTGAAGTCCCCATGATTGGTCAGAGTGCTATAGTAGATACGATGCGGGTCGCTGCCGTTGCCCCCCGCGAACATCCTCGCTCCATGCAGAACGCCGAATGTCGGAAAGGCGCCTGCTGCCCAATCTGCTGCTGGGGCACCTATCGCAGCCATAGTACTGGCAGCCCCAATTGCAACCTGGACCTGGTTAGGCGAACTAAACATAAAGAGCTTACGGTTTCCTCCTACAGCCTCCCCTCCAGCAGGCACAAAGCACGGAGGAGGTTCCCTGACATTCGTCAGGCCTGTAGTCATAATCGTAGCGAACGTCCCAGCCCCTGAAGGGTCTTGCTGTACATTGCCATTGCTCAGAAAGACAACATCATGCCTAGCACCGGATACAGGGTCCCAGTTAATTCCACTGACTACCACTGATCCTGGAGGTATTAGATTGGTATAGGCAGCTGTTGGTGGCGTAAAGTTTGAGGTCCATCGAGCAACACCTATTGAAAGACGAACCTCGTCAACCCAGCCGTTCCACGTATTAACAGCGGCATTATCTAGATCACCAGCCCGTCCTATAGTCCAAACGGATGTAGCATCGTTGACTGATCCCCCAACACTTACGTTACCCCCTTCCTGCACTCCATTCAAAAACAACTTCAATACGCCAGATGCTATAACGATCGCTAGATGATAGAATTGCCCTGTAACCAGTGCTGTTGTTCCAATTACTTGAATTGTGGCAGCTCCAACACAGATAAAAGCTCTCATTCTATCGTTAGCCTGCTTCTCAACATACAGAGATATTGATGTAGCATCTCCCGCTGCATTCGACTGTCCCGCAAGCTGTCTCCGAATGCCAGTATCAGCTATTCTGATCCAGCAATCAAAGGTAAAATCTCCGGAACCTATCGTAAAATCAGCATGATCGGGTGTATCTACCCGATCATCTCCACCAGCGAGGAGCATTGATGCCCCTCCGAACTTGCTCTGAGCAGTATCAACTTGGGCATTAAGACGGGCTGTAAACGTCCTAGCCTGATCGCCTGCATCAGGAAAGTTGGTTGATGCATCTGCACCATTACAGTGGAGGAGAAATTCGGTCTGAGGATCTGGAACGCCACCAAGGGTCTCAGTATTGAGTCTTACAGCGCCGCCTTCCTTGCGGATGATGCCACCATCTAGCTCAGCACCATCGACAAAAAGAAGGTGTCCAGGACCAGCTTGGCTTGGGTTTCTTGTCCCCGAAAAGCCCTGAGCCCCGATAGGCAGCTTAACCGTGACACCTTTGTAGGCCATGTCATCCTATGATTAGCCCCGACTCAGTACGGAGCGGTCCCTTCGTTGATCCCTTCTTGCCCCTAGGGGCGATATGGCCTACTAGATGGTCGATCTTCACGTTCCGGCGCTTATTCTCCTTGAGCATCGCCGACAGCCCTGTACGGGCTCCCAGGGCCGCTGCATTAGCCCTATCATCATTCTTGTCCAGCAGAACATATACGAGGGCCATATCCGCTAGAACATGCATCCACTGTGTTGGAACCAGCGGAACTGAGCCAACACTGTCAGTCAGATCGGATACAAACGGCCTATATCGATACTCCACTCGCATCGACTTGCCATCCAGGCGTCCACCGTGCGAGAACCTAACGATCCTCTCATCCTCGAGGGCAAACACCTCTGGAATGCCCGGCGCTAGTCGGATAAGGGGGAATAGTTCATCCATCCGTTCAGGAGCCACACCATAGATGCGCTCAGGCCTCTGGAAGGCCACTATTGGGCTCATTAAGACTTGCACGGCTGCAGCCAGTGTATATTCGGTCTTCATCAGCTCGAATGCCACTGCAGCATTCGTTTCGCCCGTGTAGATGCTATCGAGGGTTGCCGGAGCGGCTCCTCCAGTGTGACTGGCAATCACAAACAGGTCTGGAGGAGCTACCCCCGACTTAATCCTCAGGCGTTTGCCGGCCTGGGACGCCGCCGGAGCCGGATTGAACGTAACAGACGATAGACCATTGGTGACTGCCAAGGTCCCCGTCGCATAGATGGGCTCTAGAATGAGGTTATTCTCACCCCTCATCCACCACCAATCTACAGGATACTCGGGAAGGAATTCAGAGGCGCCCGTCGAAAGGGTGCGATAAACTCTATTTAGATAGTCAAGGACCTTTGTTTCCCAGCCCGAGGAACCATTTATCGGTTCTGAGGCTCGAAATAGAACATCTTCCTTAAGCTCTCTTGCATTAGATAGGGGCATTTACGCTGCTACCACAATCACCTTCAGATTAGTAGCACCATCCCCACTCAGCACTACTGGCCGTATGAACCTGACGTTCTCGTATATAGCTCTTACGATAGCTCCAGGTGGGGCTGCTGGAGCTAGACCCGTCAAGTCTCCTTGCGCTCCCAGTCCACTGCTGAGAACAGCCCAGTTGGCATTGTCATTAGAGCCTTGCAGTGCTATAGATCCTCCGGTGCCTACAGCACCACTAACATGCACAGAGCGAGTTGTGCATTCTACTGGAATGGATACGGAGTTGCCGTTCTCGGTAGTGAGAAGAGATGCCCACGTGGCCTGCCAGGTATCTCTGGTAGGCTGCTCCGTTGTGACAACGACGCTCACTTATCCAGCCCACACTCTCGACGAGCGAGGGGAGTCATCTTTTTCAGCTCCTCCTCGAACCAGTCTGGCAGATCAGCCCGCTTCATTGACTGGCCACCCTCCGTATAGAAGGCTCCATGCTGGATGAAGATTGGAGGGCCACCCTCGGCCATCAAGCGGACATAGGGGCTAACCCTTGCAAGGATAGCTCCTTCGCCGCCTTCTTTCTTCTTCACGACATGAGGCTTCAGTGAGAAGGCCATTAGGCACTCGCGATCATGTTAGCGTTGTTGCCAGGGGCATCCCAACTGGGCTCAGCAGAGATACCAAAGGCCGCAATTCCACCAGCGCCCGAACCTCCAGTGAACGACAGGATTAGCTCGGAACCTGGCACCATCTTTAGCTCGGAAGTCAGTTTCTTGAAGAACTGCTTTCCAGCTGCACCAGTGGCTAATGGCAGAACCAGTGTACCCAAGGTAACTGCGCCGGTATCAGAGCCAGGTGTCGGTCGATACTTGAAGGTAGCGGTAGCATTGGCTGTTGCAACTGCCGCAGTTATCGTAGCCCACAAGTGGCGAACAATGATCGGCTGATAGCCGCAGTAGAAGCGACTGGCCGCGATGTTCGCTGCATCCGCCAGGGAGGTAGGAGGCAGAATAGTAATGTCAATTTTCTGTTGGTCGTACATCTGGCTCCCCTTAGGTGCTGGATACGTGAACGATCCTGGCTTCGCCAGCATTACCAGTATCCCAGACGATATCGAACTCCAGGATACCATACCAGGCAACCGCCTTAGACCGACCAAAGTCGCCAGGAATTGCCGCGCGCAGCTCTGGGGTCATTGCCTCAGCAATTGCCACATTATCCTCACCGAAGACAACGCCCTCGCCCAGGACCGAGCCGGACCCAATCTTACCCAGTGCCCTAGCATGATTGGTCTCGATGAAGCGGATGCCCTCGATTCGACCAACCTCGCCATTGTACTTGGCCTGCGGGTCTTGATACTTGTGCCATTCCTCCCAAGCGCTATCACGCTTGATACCCCGGAGCCCCAGCGTTCGGAAGATGCCAAGATAGTCGTCACCCTCCAGGGGAGGAACCTGAAGGGTGTCGAACATGTAATCACGAATCTCCTCAACATGGAAGAAATTCATGTTGGCAGTCGCTGCAGCTCCGGGGGTTCCATTAGTGGTGATGTTGTTCGAAGCTGCGCCAGTCGGTACGTATTTGACCTTGGCCAGCTTGTAGGCCGTGGCGGCCTTCGTATCCAGGACAAGCCTCATCTGGTCGCGCAGCTTCCGCTGGATCGGATTCTCAGTGTCGTAGCGGCTGAGATCCTGGGAGAGGCTAGTAAAGGGAACTGCCCGACCGATCTCCCTAACGGTGATTGTCTTGGTCGTCAGATTAAACTCATCCTCGGGAATACGTACAGTCTCCTCGAGGTCAGCAGTAAGAGGTTCAGTGATGTTCTGGACCCTCGTGAGCGTTACACTCTCGCCCTTCCCTCGTCCATACCCATCGACAGTACGAACGTGATCTACGAAGACGCTATTCTCGACTGCGGCTTCATACAACTTCGATGCAAGCGTGTGGTTCTTGTAGGTGCCCGTCGGCGCATCGAAGGTCCAGGTAAATTGAGGCATCTAAGTCTCCCCGTTAGGCAGCACTAGCCTTCTTGTGCCGTCGTTCCTTCCTAGCCCGAATAATCTCACTCAGACTAGTAACCTCAGCCACCTCGGGTTCCCGCGTCCGTTGGCGAGGAGGATTGCTGCCCTCAACCATCGCGCGCTTACCCCCTCGGGGCTTCCCACCGGCATATCGGAGAATGCGATCCCTCGTCAAGTCCCCAAGGCGTTTGATTGCTTGTTTAACGGGAACATTTGCCAGTTCACTCATGCTCCCTGACAAAACAAGCTGCACCAAATCATCATCATCTTTCAGATCAGGGTTGGACGTATAAAAGTCGGCCCAGAACTTCCGAGTGCCCTGGTCCCGTTGGTACTCCGCCCGCATCTCGCGTTGAACTTCTTCCTTAGCTTCTTTCTTGATCTGCGCTACAGCGTCTTTGGGCTTCGTAAAAAGTAGATTATCCCAGTCTGTGGGCTCAGGCTCATCCTTTTTGGTCTTGGGTTCGACAGGAGGTGTCGCTCTCCGCAGCTCAGCGATCTCCTTGTCATGCGTTCGCTTCATCTCGTCCATCTGACGCTGAAGCTCAGCGACCTGATCTACAGGCTCATCATCTTCATCCTCGTCAGGCTCATCCTCATTAGGTTTCGGCTCTGGGGGATCAGTATCAACGACTTGGCCATCCTGAGGAAAACCACCGATTAGATCGGCATCGGCCTTATCTTTGGGTTTGCGGGGCATCTCTGAACTCCCTTTCTGCGGCTATATCGCCCTGTCTCACCTGCGCTTCGAGATCGCTAACTAGTGCCATAAGGGCCGCAATCTCGGCAACTAACCCCAATAGCTGATCGTGTGTGTACTTCCCACCCCTATACAGTGCTACCATCATCTGTACGTGCTGGGTAATCTTGTCGTTGACGAAGGGAATGACCACCGAATGAGTGAGCGACGCCTCCTTGGCCCGCTCCATCAACTCATGGTTATGGTCCCTATTAACCAAACTCCCTCTCCTGATTCTCTATCGTCATACCTCGAGGCAACCACAGCATAGAAGTGCCGCGACGCATAGCCTCCAGCTCATGGTTGCGCTCGAGGAGAAGGGCCATAACCTCGAAGGAGATCCACAACCCCTTTTCCAAATGATCCATCCTCGTAGCAAGGTTGCCTTGAGGAATGCGCTGGCGGTTCTTATAGAACCAAACCGTCAAATCTGACAAACGACGCTCCAGCACTCGGTTGCCACTGGCTACCGCATTGTGCTGGAGTTCGTCAATGAGTTTCTCGGCAGCCCTAATCTGACGCATTACTTGTTCCGTGATTGAGCCTGGGCTGAGGGACTAACAGACTTCTTCAGAAGGCCAAGAGTGTCGATCTTATTCTTGGCGTTCTTGCTCGTATCCTTGCCGCCAGTGGTAGACTTGGGACCACCCCCGGCGTAGATGATCTTGCCTTTGTGATTGACCAGGCGATTTTCAGATGCAGACATACCACCTCCTACGTCCATCCCCTTGACGGGAGGACACATATAGTCGTGAAAGGCCTCACCCTTCATCAGTAATACCCTCGCTTTCTTGGCTTTTTAGGAGAGTTGTTTTCCTCCTCTTTCTTCTTCGGTTTCTTGCTCTTGTTAGGCTTCTTTTTGGTCGTTGGCATATCTGCTTTCTCCTTCCACCTGGGATTGATAGGCCAGTCTGCTAGCACCTCATCATTCTCGTCGATTAAGGCACACCTGCGCCCGAAGTCGGTTAGCTCAACTCTAGGCATTTGCTGTCATTCCTGATGTTGGATTAGTCAGCTGATTAACCTCGGCTGGGACGCTTGATCCTCCTCCCGGAGGAGCACCCCCAGCATCAGAAGTTGGAGCACTGGCTCCGGACTGGCCACTTGCTTGACCCAGCATCTGTGCTGCCTGCTGAGTCCGTTGCATCTCGGCCTCAGCCTGCCTCAACTCGGCCTGATCCTTTTGCAGGTCATCAGGGTTGATGTTGAGGCGATTCATCATAGTCCTCAAGGCCTTGTCTGGCGAGAATTTCATCATGAAGGCCTGGAAGAGCATCGGGTTCATCATCACTGCTTGGAGCATAGACATGATCTTCTGGAAGTCCAGGGCCTTAGCCATTGTGGCCGACAGTCCGAAGACCTTAAATTGGCATTTTCCGGCGAACATTGCAAATCGTTCCTCCGGGCTCGCGCGCATCAATAATAGAGCCACCGTCCTGTCAACCCCCGAGGTCATTACATATGACGGCACATCATCAGCATTCTGTAGCACTGTGAGCCACGCCTTGCGTAACAGAACCGTAATGAAGTTGCTCTCAAGATCTGCCGTCACTCCATCCAAGGTGATAGCCTGGCTCTGTGAGGCCTCGACAACCTCTGTTGCCCGAACCTGCTTTGGAGGTAGCGATCCTAGCTTCAGCTCGTTAGTCAGTGCTGCCTGAGTGAACTCTCGATCCAGGGCCTCGAACACTGCCATAGCATCCGTAGGCACATCTCCCGTCGAGCACTCTTCCATCACCTTGGCATTGTGAGGCAGTGTCTGCTTGACCGCTAGGGTCATACCCTGCTTTACCCCGCCCGCGACCTGGCCAGGATCTTCAAGATCCTCAACCCTTATTTGCTTGATGCCCCAAACTGCGGCTACCCCGCCATCCAGTATAAGGTTGAAGAGCTCATTAATAGCGAGATTCAATGATGATGCATCGTCATACAAGGCCTTATGCCATACTGAGAATGGCACTCTAATGAGGGGCTGTGCAACAAAGGGACTTTCCTGGTGCCAGAACGGATTAGCCTCTGGCTTCCTCACAATAATCTTGTCATTAGCGATAGTACAAACGATATTGCGGTGAGCGACAGTACCATCGTTATTAAGTAGCGTGCCCCAAAACTCATCGAGGACCACCCTCTTTCTGAAGGCTGGTGTCGTAGCTTCATTTTGGTTTCTGTCAGCATCACTTCGCTCTTCATCCTCAGGACGCTTGTAATCAGTGTCTATAAGTTGCTTAACTGCCGCCATATCGTACATGCCGCTTTCAGCGGCCTCAAGAACTTCGTGTAGATCACGCTCCACTCGGTGTATCTCATAGAGACCATTTCCTGTGGGATCGGGATAATAGTCTTCGGGGCGAATTAAGTCAATCCGCAGCTTCCACTCCTGCGTTTCCTCCATCTGGAGGACATCTTCTCGCTCAGGCTCACCCCCTTCGGGGGGCACCAGTGGCTCCCCCCGCTCATATCCGTAGCTTCGAGTATAGGTCATTCCCCCATGCACCTTCACAATCATCAAACTCTCGAGAAGGCCCATCTTCACGGCATCAGCAATGACCAAGGGCAACTTCGTTGCCGTATTATTGCCTGTCCATAGGTCATCTAAGAAGCAATTGAGGATTACCCGTACTTGGGCACCATCTATGACGTTCGCCAGCTGCCGATCGAGGTCTACTGAGTACCAATCACCAAACTTAATGAGTCCCCGCTTGATAAAGGCGCACATTTGCTCGACTGAAGTTGAGACTTTGGGTAAAAATTCGGTTGATTGACCTTCTTGCTTGTCAGACCAGTCCTGGCGACCAAAATAGACGTCTCGATTGATCCTATTCTTCTCCAGACGCGACCTTTTAGCCTCTTCAGCCTCATTAAAACAGGACCGAACGGCCTGCAGAATTGTCAGACTATCATTATCGCCTACTGGCTCGTCAGACCCAGCAGGTCTACTCTTTGCGGCCATAGCGAGGTCCCGGAATGGCGTACTTCTTGCGCAGGCTCACATCATACACACAGCGGACATGGACGCCAAGTCGGTTTTCTGCGTCAGAGTTCATGGGAATTTTGCAGACCTTACAGCGATTTCTCGGCGTAAGGACCTTTCCAACCAGTTTCTGGACGTTTTCACCGTCTTCCAAAGGCATACCCTGGCTGCGGTATAGCCATTCCCGAGCGATAGAAGTCCGATGGAGGCCTCACAGGCTCCTCAAAGCTGATCCAGTAGCCCAGCGCGTCAGAAGTATGCGTCCGGCGGAAGTATGGATCCTTTTTGTTGCGTACTTTGAAGATACCGCCCTTCTGATCCCTCAGAACGCCCTCAAGATCAGCGATCAACTCGACACAGGAGGGGTCAATTGCTAGGCCAACTCGGCCTCTCTCATCCTTGCATATGCGGTTAACTGCGTTAACGCGGTCTGCCACCTTAGGATTGTCAGGAGGGACCTTCATCTTGATTGGCACGTTGAAGGATCGCATCTCCTGCATCACGATAAAGTAATCTGACTTACCTGTTTGGCCCGTTCTCTTCTCGCCCGACGCATCTCCATAGAGCCAAATCTCGGCCTCGTGTGTTGGGAAGTGTTGTTTGAACATATCGCACATCTCAGGAATGCTGCCCTCGTCTAAAACCAGCTCTTTGTGGACCCTATAAACCTCTCCATCCATCTGTCCAACGAGGGATACCATTGGTTCTACATTGAAGTCCCAGGTCCAGATGAGAGGTCGTCGAATACTGACTTCCGGCTGCTTACGGACGTGAAGTTGGCGCTCAAAAGACCCATACGCTCTTGCTCCCCCGATACCAGGTAGCCATTCTCCCTCGAGTCTAATACGTCTAGATAGGGAGCCCAAGGGGTAAATGCTTTCAAGTCTTGCAATCTCATCGCGTGCAATGCCTGGATTGTCATAGATCGATGCGCCATAGACGCCCACGTGGGAAAGAAGACCCACCTTAAACGGTTGAATGATCTTCGGAAAGACCCAACTAACCGTCGTATTGATGCCCTCGGGAGGTAAGATCGTGGCTGTGCAGAAGAAAAGTAAAGGCCTGGCCCCAACACGGATTACTGCCTCCTCATAGATGTCCCAGGGATGCTCTTCATCCATGTGGAACCAGTCTTTCTCGGAGCCCTGATACTTGCGGCGGCCAGAGTCAGCGCTCTTGAACCCTATAATTGAGCCATTCTTGAGCTTCAGAATCTGATCATCTACTCGCCACTGCTCGATTTCGTGATCTGGAATAAACGGTCTATATCTTTGACCTGGGGGTACGAACCCATTATCGAAGTACTTGGGCTGGATGACGTCTCGAGAAGTTGGGAAATCGAGCGCTGACACCCATCCAGATGTAGCTCGTGCTCCATCCGGCGGGCTTCCTGGGACCATTCCTCCAGGGGTAGAACCGAACCTCGCAAGACTTGCTCCAATATAGGCTCCTGCATCGCTTTTCCCACTTCGATTGGCCGCGATAAACCAATTCTCCTTAAACTTTCTTTGCAGAACCGACGATACGAAAGCTCTTTGTTTGTCATGAAGAGGATAAAGGAGGAGGGGGTCCTTTTCCCTTCTAGTTTTAAGCTCCTCAGCGAGTGCGAGGAGCATCTCTTTTTCGGATCGAGTGGGCGGAACGTGTGTGGTTTCTGTCACAGTCTTTCCGGATTCCCTTGCCATATCAATAGGTTATGGCGTTTTTGTGTTGACGCGAGCGCCGTATGTCATATAATTGCCACATAGCGCCATGCTCTAAACACCAATAACGGGGGACTGCCAGAATGTCAAGGCCTTCCGGTCCGCAGACAGTCGCATCGATCGAGTTGTTCAAGCAGAAGTATACTCAGATGGGGGAGGATTTTAGAGATGTCTGCAACCGCGTTGCCTCCGGGCTTGCTGACAACGATACTCATTACAAAGGATTTCGGAATATCCTACTGGATTGTCGTTTCTCCCCAGGGGGACGAATTCTGTCAAGCATCGGGACTACTAAAAGGGTCACTCCTTACAACTGTTTTGTTTCAGGGACGATTTCCGACAAACTTAGAGGCCCCGACGGTATTATGGATCGACTCGATCAAGCAGCAGAGACCATGCGAAGGGGTGGGGGTATAGGCTATGATTTTTCGACACTTCGCCCTCGGGGTAGCCTTATCCGTAGCCTGGATAGTCACAGTACTGGTCCTGTGGGCTTTATGGCCCTGTATAACACGCTTGGAAGCGCCATCGCCTCAACCGGCGAGCGAAGAGGAGCGCAGATGGGCGTGCTCAGAGTCGATCACCCTGATATCATTGAGTTCATTCACGCCAAGCAGAATGATAACCAACTCAATAGATTCAATCTTAGTATAGCAATCACTGATGATTTTATGCATGCAGTGGAGTTTGGGGACGAATTTCCTCTTCAATTCGAGGGCAAGATTTATCGCAAGGTAGATGCCCGCTCCCTATGGGAGACTATCATGCGTTCGACTTGGGACTGGGCCGAGCCAGGAGTTATCTTCATTGACTCCATCAACCACTACAACAATCTTAGATACTGTGAGGCCATATGTGCGACGAACCCATGCTCAGAGCAGCCCTTGCCGCCCTTCGGAGCCTGCCTGCTAGGCTCCTTCAATCTAACGAGGTACTTGAAGCCATGCGAAGGGATTTCAATGGCATCGAAGAGACGATACAATTTCGACCTTCCCGCGCTTGTAGAGGATATTGGCCCTGTTGTGAGAGCGATGGACAATGTTGCGGATGTTGCCTACTATCCAATTCCCGAGCAGCGTCAATCAGCGATCCGAACGAGGCGAATGGGCCTCGGAGTAATGGGCCTCGCAAATGCGATAGAGGCGTGCGGCTATCCCTACGGGACGACGGAATTTATAGGCCTGACTGACAAGATTCTGGAGACCATCAAGGAGGAGTGCTATATGCAGTCCTCATTCCTGGCCGCAGAGAAAGGAGCTTTTCCTGCCTACAATCCCGACCACTATCTCGAGGCCCCTTTCATACTCGGTCTCAGTGATAAGGTTCGAGCCTGTATTAAACAGAACGGCATCCGGAACAGTCATCTCACCTCAATTGCTCCCACTGGAACGATCTCCCTCTGTATGGATGCCATATCTTCTGGAATTGAGCCTACTTTCTCCGTGGCCTACAAACGACCCATAGAAGATCAGAACGGCTTTAAGGAAACCGAGATCAAGGACTATGGATATGCTAACCTGGGCATTAATCCCAAGACGGCCCTTGAAGTCAGTGCTCAGGAGCACATCGCAGTCCTGGCCGCATGTCAAAAGCACGTCGATAGTGCCGTATCTAAGACCTGTAATGTCCCTTCAAACATGCTCTGGGCCGATTTCAAAGAGCTTTATTTCCAGGCCTGGCGATCTGGAGCCAAGGGATGTGCCACTTTCCGAGATGGAGGTAAGCGAGCCGGTCTGTTGACCGCTGAGACGCAGGAATGTCCTACGGGAGTGTGCTCTTTATGACACAGCAATGGTTAAAATATGTGCCCCATGGCCAGGTCGGGGACTACAAGGCCGCAGGATGGTACGATATCGGTAGTTGCTTAGGACATCCTCATAGGATGTACGCAACTCTGATGGAATGGAGGGGAACGGGGGACCCTGTGATGCCCCCAAGGCTGGAGAAATCAGGTGAAGATCATTCTCTCAACGGCTATTATGGCCGCTATGCTGTTGGTCCCGTCGCCAGAGGTTATGGCGGAGGGGCTATTCCCTTCCAAGAAGTCCAAACGCCTGCCTCCTCCACCTCAGAGGTCAACGAAGGACATGGAGACCTTCGACATAGTGGACCCAAAGACCTGGGCTCCATATAGCTACGTCTACGCAGGCATTACCGCAGGCGCGGGATTTGGAGAGTTGAGCGACAACGGATTTAGTGCTGAAGATCGGACATTCAGCTGGGGCGGCTTTGCAGGCTATATGGTCCGACCTAGTCCAACGTGGGCCTTTGGTGTTGAGGCCGACTATACGAGGAATGGTTTTAAGGTGTTCAATGATGAGGAGGAAGAGCATCTGAAGAGTCTGTGGAGTACTACTGCCCGGCTGAGAGTGGGCATGTACCCGTTGAAGGACGTACCGCTTATGCCCTATGTAACGGGTGGAGCAGCGTGGGCCGACAACGGTAAGGGACTAGGGGCATCTTATGGGGCAGGCATCGAGTGGGAAGTCAACCGCCGAGTAGCCGCCAGGGTCGAGGCTATTAGACTGAACTTTGATGGCTTCGATCAGGATAGCACGTTGGTCAGGGCGGGCCTAAGTTTTGCTCTGACGCCGTAAATAGGTGGGGCACTGCTTTGGCCAGCTTTGTTGCTGAAGCAGTGCCCCGACTATCGTTGTTGGTGATTTTGGTGTTTCTCAGTTTTCACCTTCTTCGGCAGCTTGGCCCAACATCCTTGTAGATGTCCCCTAGGTTATCAACCTGAGGCTCCGTGGTGATCCGCGACGCATGGCGAGGGCACCCTGCGCGACTTTCGTCGCGCCCTGTGGTATAAAAGTCAAGCAACATAGACCTGGAGGGTCCAGATGGCTATCATCCCAGCACTGAATGCAGCGATGCTGACGAGCATCAACACTCTACAGACGGCGGCCCTCATCCCTAGTCCCTGTCCCCAGGATGCCATTATAGGGGCTATGATGCTCGCTAATGCGACGGTGGCAGCTCATACGTGGGACCAGGTTAGGAAAGAGCTGGACCATCTGTTGGTGCATACCTTCGTGGTTAGCGGGCCCTATGTAAAGAAGGGCTATACGCAGGCGGCACTGCACGGGCTATCCTAAGCTGGGTATATCCATGGAAACGCTGGAGGTCCTAGTGGCCCTTGCCTTTATAGGGGGCATAGGGCTGCTGATCGTCTGGATAGTAGATCGGTGGGAGAATAGGCCATGAGGTTTGGACCAACGAGGGACAAAAGCCATGAGGGAATCGCTAGGCCAAAGCCCCTGGAGGAGATCGGCGCGGCAGGGGCCAACCCGTGGGAGGTTGTGGCTCGCCATAGCAGTCCTGGGGCCAGTGGCAATAAGCGTCGCAACTATGCAGTGGCTGGGATTGGCGCTACGCCGCCTAGGGATGGTCCTTGGGCGGATCCAGCTCAGGCTATTGCAGGTCTTTTACCGACGAAAGCCAGGACTAGGAGGCAAGCGGGGGCCATATGGCCCCCAGTGACTGGTAATCGCGGCAATCGTTAGGGATTGGGAGTGGGAGGTGGCTCGGTCGTCGAAGCGGGAGTGTTAGCTAGGACCGCGGTGGCCAACTTGACCTGATTGGCTTTGAGTTCATTGGTAAGAGCGGTTATTGCAGCAGTGTCTCCTGATTTCAGGGCGTTGGTTAGGCGAACGCTGATGTCATTCAGAAGGGCAACGACACTTTCGCCCACAGTGGTCTCGGCGGCGACTGCAGCCTTAAGATCTTCCAATTCTTGTCCCAAGGATCTCTCCATTCTTAGCAGCAGGTCGAGCTTTCGCTCAATACGATCGAGCTGGTGATGAAGCTGAGTCGAGGTTCGGCCGCCCGATGAGCAAAACCATAGCATGCGGAGGATTAGATCATAGGGAGGGAATGGTGTCAAGGTCTGTGAGAATCATGATCTACGGGATTATGGATGCACGAGAGATGTTAGGTTGATTTACTATGAGCGTTCCAGGATTTAAGCACGCGCGACACACCCTATGAGCTAGACTTTTCGTCTAACAACATCCCACCCTACGGCACCCCTACTAGTTGCCTTTTTACTACACAAATGGCCTAGGTTAGTGCTTTGTTCGCTTGTGAACAGGGCTCAATGTGCCTCATCAGCTACGTAGACGCCGTTCACATCTGTGGTAGGCAGGACTCACTGGAACATATATGCAACCTCGCAATCGTGAACTAACGTGATAGAGCGTCATTGAACCATGTTCATAGTGTGACAAAAAAGAACCCCCTTGCGGGGGTTCAGTGACTTATCTGCTACTGTTGTTCTGTCGCCACACTATGGGCCACGGCCTCCTTAACCAAGTCCTCGGAAATGCCCAACTTTCGTGCCAGTCTACGCGTGAGCGACTCGACTGTGTCAGGTTGGCCACGTGGCCCGGTAGCCACAACGTCTTTCAAGACGTCCACTTTGGACAACGTCTCGGAATTCAACATCTCCTCCCGCGGAAGTTGCCGAAGCAGATGTTGCACCCTGATCCGGACCGAACTAGTGGCGAGCAGATACAGTTGCTCTTCGGTCACACTGTTGTAATCGAAGATGCAACACTTCTCATAGCGAGGTCCGTTCTCGTAGGGGCGGAATGAGAAGACGGTGCTCACAATTCCGTTACCCTCGTAGGTTGTCCTCGCGGAGAAGTTCTCGCCCGCCTTAAGTTCACGAAGTTGTGAAGTGCTCACAACCTGTGTCTCATCGGCTACAAGCGGCATCTCGGCAACAACAGCAGTTTGATCGATTGTAGACATTGTTTAGTCATCACATTTCTGTGATGTCCCTTGTTAACCAGGCGAGCACCATGCCCGTCTGATTATCCAACGTAACACAACAATGTGGCGGAATTATGGCAGCTTAGATCAACAAATCGTGATCTAATTAATCACCGCTCATTTAGTGCGCTCCGCGCATCTATCTCGAAAGTTATATAATATAGGCGTTTCGTGTAAATCTTTCAGATTTCAAGATTCATCAACTACCTTTTGGCCCTCAATCATGGGCATAGACAAACCAAGCGCTTTATTTAGGTCTTGAAGCCTATCCTCAATCTGACTATCACTCATATGTCTAATATTCATATGTACATCCACACTCACCTCCCTCTTCTCAGTGAATCCTCCAATCTGCGCTAACTGCCTGATAGCTCCTGCATATCTATCAGGATATTTCTCAGCGAACTTCTTGATCGCCTCCGGGTCCGGGCTGCACTCCAGCCATTCCGCCAACAGATCCAAGAAGGGTCGTCTGTCGTACAACGCTAGCTGTGATCTCAGCTCGTCGCCCGACCATTTCGGCTTTCGATCTGGATTGTGCCTGATGCTCTTCACTGCTATTGCGTTGGGCACTTTGTCCCCGTCCTTTAGATTTGTTGGCATGTGTCACCTGTGCTGCTAACATCACCCACTGATCAATCGCTGTCATGGTACTCATCCAAATACCATCAGGCCTCTTAATGGCTGGTAGGGCCCACTCATCGATCCACACAATCATAGTTTTTCGGTCTTTAATACCCAGATATTGGCATATCTGCCACCATCCATTCAGCACATTCTCTTCAGGTTTTATCCACAACAGTCTGAACTGGTCCGTTCCCAGCATCCGTCTTATCTCGGCCCACCGTTCCGGTGTACTGCTCTTGGGCATTGCTCGTTACGCTCGCTGCTATCGCCTCAGTCAGAGCCCTCCATACCCGCAGAACTTCGGGACTAAGATTGGCTCTAATGTATACTAGGCGAGGATGAGTGTCCATGCCTGCGATATGCCACAGACGCGTTTTGGTGTCAACAAGATATTGCGTGTAATTTACACGCAACATCTTAATAGCTCCAATAAGATCCTCTATATGTGTAGCCTTTGGGCTACATGGGGTGTTGCAGAATGGCCTTTTGTGCTGTTCCCCTGTGCTGTGCTGAATTTTTCGGGTAACCCTTTTCATAAATTTTTTGGCCATTGCGCTTCGGACCGTCATACGAAATAATCAGCACAGCACACACAAAACAGCATCACTCTCATAAACAGCACAGTTCTACATCATTTTCATCCTAAAACAGGCCAGTTATTGGCTCAATCGAAGGGAAAATGGGGCAGATGACGGGGCAGAATGATAGGGAAACGACCGAAAATGGCTCAAAAGACGATCTCTCTAATGTTGCATCTTTACAACAGCCGGATGAATCGCCCAGAGATCTCTCTGATGACACTCTGGCTCTGCAATTCGCGGCTGAGTTCCATTCCAACGCACAATACACACCTACATCACGAACTTGGTATGTATGGGACTCTACACGATGGAAGCGTGATGAGACCAATGCTGCCCACGATCACTGTCGACGAATGCTTCGAGCGATCGCCACTCGATGCTTCAAAGCCGCCTACAAGAAAGGATACATAGATATGGAGGTTCCTGATGAGACTGGGCGTGCCCGCGCTCGACGCCGTGATGCAGTGAAGGCCGCCGCCTTTAAGCAGGTCAAGCCCCTCAAGTCCAAACGAACTATGGATGCCGTTCTTCAGATGTCATGCACTGATCCACGTATAACCACTGCGCCCGATAAGTGGGATGGTGAGGAAAGTAAGTATCTCCTCAACACCCCGCTTGGCACACTCGAGCTAAAAACGGGTACTCTAAGGCCCGCCCGGCAGGGCGACCGTATTACCAAGCTAGCTCGTGTTGGTCCCGGCAACATGCCTACACCTACATGGGATCGCTTTCTCCTTGAGGCCACCGATGGCAATCTAGCCATGATATCATATCTCCAACGCGTATTCGGCTATTGCATGACAGGAGACACCAGTGAGCAGACCTTGTTCTTTTGTCATGGCCCCACGGGAACTGGCAAATCCGTCCTCACAAACGCAATCTCTTATGTGCTCGGAGATTATCGCTATGACACATCAGAAGGAACTTTTAGTGAGAAGTCCATGGATAGGCACACACAAGACATTGCTAGACTTGTCAATGCGCGCTTCGTTACGGCTCAGGAGACAGAGGCTAATAGCAAATGGAATGAAGCCCGAATCAAGCGTCTTACAGGTCAGGATAAGATTACTGCACGTCTCATGCGTCAGAACGACTTCGAGTATACTCCACAGATGAAGATATTCATAGTGGGCAATCATAAACCTCAGTTATCCTCGATGGATGATGCTGTCAAACGCCGCTTCAATATCATCCCCCTACGTACTCAACCTAAGCACATCAACAAACAACTGGGATGGGAACTTGAGCAAGAGGCCTCTGGTATCATGGCCTGGATGCTTAAAGGTTGTCTTCAGTGGCAGGAAATCGGCCTTCAACGTCCTCCCATCGTCGAAGAATACACGGAGCGCTATCTATATGAGGAGGACTCTATATCGCAGTGGGTAGAGGATCGCTGCATTCTCTCGCCTATTGGATGGGCTCAAGTGGGCGAACTATATCACGATTGGAGGCGGTGGGCAGCAGCTAATGACATAATCCCAGGAACCAAAGGAGCCTTCTCAGAGTACCTTGAGAGTCGAACTGAGCGCTACAAACTAATTCGTAAGCGCAAAGCCAAAGGGCCGGGATTCGCTGGGATAGCGTTGGTCAGTAAGAGTGAGGGAACTTCATGACTCTTTTTGGGCGGCGTATCGCAGGTGGGATTTTTCGCTTGTATCTACCATCACCCCGTGTTATAATGGGGACCATTTCAGGGGATGAGATCGTCCACTGAAATGGAGCTCTAACAAGGGGAAACAAGGGACATGAAACTTCTCCTTCAGGTTAAAGATCGGTATGACGCCTGGAACACTGTCGGATCAAAGGACCAACTCGCACTCGGTGAACTAAGCGAGATTGTAGCAAGGGCTGAACTGTTGCAGCAGAGAGATCACTGGATAAACTCGGGATACTTCCCTGCTGAAACAACCTTCAGGATCATAAGGAGCAACAAGTCATGATCTCGTTTCACAACATCAGAGACTTATCTGTGAAGGCAGCCGCTGGAATAGGACATGCGAGTTTTGCAGAGATATCCATACATATGGAGACCACTGTGGATATCTGCTTGTATGTCCCGTCTGACCACGATGAGATCGCCCATCAGAAACTAGCAGCGATCGTCAAGTTGCTTAAGGAATGGCCTCCCGCTCCCCTTGTTGCTGAGGAGGTCAAGGCTGCTGATCCGTCTCTTCCCTCGACGGATTAGTGGCCGGCCCCTGGCTTCACTCCCCCAGAGAGCCAGGGGCCACTAACAATGGAGCGGATATGAGCATGACCGCCACAGAGGCATCCAAGGAACGCGAGCGCGATATGGATGAGCGCGCTCTCCATCGGCGCATGGAGTGGTTCTTCAAACGCTACGCGCCAGTTGACAAGCGGGAGGCGGCGGAGTTCCACGCCGACCTTGTGATGGTCATCCAAGCCGTGCATCGCGACGCCAGCCGAGAGACACATGCGTTGCTGACCAAGGCGCTCATGGCGATGCCGCCTCGGCTTCGTAGTGTCGATTGAGGCGCCTCAGGGGCCACTATCACATGTTGGAGGACGCTATGGAAAAGCAGATCGATGTTCGTACTGCCTCATTTCGCATCTTACATGCGACGCCTGGTCACGTGACTTATGGCGTCTGGTTCAACGGTGCTAAGTGTGGAGACCTCGTTGTGAGACGGGAAGAGCGAGTATCCTTTCAGTTGATGCTCGAACGAGGGGGTTTCTATCATAGCCCACCTCTGACGGAGTAGGAATGATGAGAACAGACGAGACATATCTAGGCGATGGCCTATATGCCAGCTTCGATGGCTATATGATTAGGCTTAGAGCTCCACGAATGGAAGGCGACCACTGGGTTGGTCTGGAGCCCAAGGTGCTTACTGAGTTCATGAAGTTTGCAGCGACTTGTTGGCCCTCTTTGATGCCTTCGGAAGGCCGCATAAAGGAGGGCGGCGAACATGCTTAACATGCTACTGACATCATGGTTCTCTCCATCCCCAGAGCCATCACCCCATCCCGAGTTCCATGTCGGGGCCTCCAAGGAGGACATGGAGTTCGTAGCCAGCTCCGGGGCATCTCTACGCCGGGGCCGCCTGTGTCACCGTGGACACAGGGTTGAGGGCGTCAATGCCTATCGGCGCAGTAACGGGCGTCTGGAGTGCCGTCAATGTCGAGCTGCGGCATCCAAGCGTTACCGTCTGTCACAGAAGGCTCGACTGCAATAGCAGGGTGGGATCGTCTTCGGGCGGTCCCATTCTGCGTTTGGAAACAAGGGAGATAATGATGAGCCCTCAATGGAAACTGCTGCATCCCGGTATGACTATGGAACATCTAGGCTTGTTGCCTGGGTTCTTCCATCTGGATGATCCTCGTCCCGCAAAGGAGCAACTGAAGGAGCAACTGAACGATAACTATAATCATCGTAGGGGATCCTTCCCCATGCGCAACTTCACGATAAGGGATGATGTATTGCTATATCCTGGCGATTTTCCCTTGTTTCCGTTGGCTAAGGCGGAACTGAGGGATGAGAAGCTTCTGTTCTACGAGCGTGCGATCTTGGCTGTCGTGCAGCCTGATGGGTCGCTTGAAGTAACGAGGGTAGACCGAGCTGTGGCATTACGAGGGTAGGCCGAAAGCCCCGCTAGGGGCTCTCACCGTCATGCGGTGACTGACGATGGCCAGTAGCTATCTATACAAGGAGACTAACAATGTCTAACCAAAACAAGCTGCTTGACATCCGCGCCAAGTTCCTCCTCGAGATGGACGAGGAGGGTTCGTTCCCTGCCGTTGTGGACTCCGTTGAGTCTCTGCGGCGCGCGGGACTGGCCAAGGATGTGCATGAGGCCTGCACCATTGTCACTAGGTGGGCCGTCGAGGAGGGGTACGTCCCTGAGTACCTCGAGGACACCGCCGAGACGCAGGCCGAGGATATGGTTAAGGCCATTAGCGCCTAACCATCGAGACCCCGAGCCGGTCTGTGGGTTCTACTGACGTGATCGGGATGCTGGTGTCTCCATTCCAAGATGGCACAAAGAGGTAGCCACACCTTGAGGCCGGTGGAACCCCGGTCACTTTCAAATCATAGGAGAACGGGAATGGCTACTGAAGCGCGTACTACTCAGATCAAGCGTATCGCTGAATCTATGAGCACACTGGCTAGTGAGCTGCAGGAAATCTATGACGAGATGGAAGGAGAAGATCAAGAGGATAACCCACTCTTTGGCGCTGTAGATGAGACCATTGGCGCTCTTAATACCAACAAGGATGCCCTAATTGAGGCTGTCACGAACAACGGAACGGAGGGCGGGGGATCGTCCCCGCCACCCTCACCGTAGCGCCCTGGAATGGGCCGTGGGGCGCGGCTAATGGGGCCGCGTTGCCCACCCATCGGCAGTCGCCCCGTGCGATCCCACGGCCCTGTAATCGATCCTCCGACAACGGAACAATGACCATGGCAAAAGACAATGATCCTCCTACAGACCTCGAGATAGGCCAGGCTTTCAAGGCCTATTCGGCATACAACTTCAAACAGAAGTCCAATCGCGTTGACTTTGACCTGGTGAGATGGGTCAAAGTCGTTCGAGCTATAAGACCTAGCGGTAAGCAGCCTGCCCAGAAAACTGACTGGGCTCGATCCAAGGGAGAATGACAATGAAACAAGTCGAGTACGCTAATCTGAGAGCCATAGTCTCCAAACATTACAAGGCCATGCTAGAGGAGGTCCTTCGCGTTGTAGGGGTGAAGAACTTCGAGGACTCAGGACTGGCAAAGATCAATGATAGTAGACGGTCCTTCGAGAGCAAGATCAACCAAGAGACCGACACAATGGCCCTCATAGTTTACTATGAGCAGGAGTACATGAAACTCAAGGATCTAGAATCTAAGCCAAAACAAGGAAACAAAGATGACATGTCCTGTGTGCAGATTGGCAAGGTGGATTGGCTATGAATTAGAGCTGTTCCGTAATTGGCTAGATCACCATCCTCGGTTAGTTCGGCCAATTACTCGAGCAGGAGCATGGCTACACTTTCTATACTTCTCAGCCATTGTGATAGGCTTCAAGGAGCTCTACGTAGCCTCGGCTTTCCTCCTTGCAGTTGTAATCATCGTAGCAGCTCTGGCAGGAGAAGGTGAATGATGCATAGGAGGTTCCAATGGCTCGTAACTATCGCGCTAGTCGCGTTGGCCTTTCTACATATAAAGGAGGTCGATCCAGCAGTCGTAGCGGTGGCTGGTCTAATGATAAACCTAATATGGGTATGGACTTAGGATTAGGTCTATATATAGGAGTGTTCTGGGCCTCGCTTCTATACTGTACGCTCTGTGTGGCCCTTCTCAATCCTCCACCTCACAAGCCTTACAAGGAGACTAACAATGAAGCGAGTGTTCCTCGAACTAACTGAGTACAGCATCACGTTTACTTCTACTACCTATCTTGGTCGTAAGAGATACGACCGAGAGAAGGTTGCCATCAACATGACTAGGGTCCAGGAGATGCGTCCCTACCAATTCCAGGATATGGAAGGCATTGAGGTTAGGGCTACCGAACTGAGGATGAACATCCCCGACTATGCAATAATAGTAGAGGAGTCTATCCCTAACATCATGCTCCGTCTTGAGACCCTGAATGGTGACGAAAGTCACCCCCATCTAATAATGGGTAGGAAAAATTCTGGTTGACAACGGCGCTTGATGTGTCCAATATGCCCGCGCGGTTGTGCCATGCGGGCACGCCTTGCAGAAAAGGAAGGAAGTACGAAAATGGCTGAGTTGCAGGTGAAAGCAGAACGGGTGAATGGTCCCTCAGGATCAGTCACTTGGAATACTCCCGACGACGTTAATGGCCTGGTTGAAACCTACGGGTCTGAGATTGTCTATAGTCATGCCCGTCGGTCTATTATCATCGCCCTGCAGTCCTACATCCGAGGAATGCTCGATGATGGTAAGTCGCAGGAGGAAATTCAGACTGCGGTTAATGAGTGGAAGCCGGGCCTCCGCAAGGTAGGCAAGACTCCACTGGAGCGTGCGCGCGATGAAATCTCGCGAATGTCTCCAGCTGACCGCAAGGCGCTGGCCAAGGAGATCAGGGAACGCGCCAACTAGCCTGCGGGACGCCCCCGCACCCCTGCAGGTTAGGGGGGACCGATCAGATCAGCTCTCTTGGTTGGTCTCCCTCTACAATACAATAACAAGGAGAAGGCGCTGATGCCCTTCCAAGAACTACGCCATCCTAAAGTTTACGTCCCCAACCAGTCATATCACGACTTCAGCGACGCCACTCGGTTCGGCGAGCTGGTCTTCCTGACTCAGGGACCCCAGGACATCCTGAAACTAAATACGGTCTATCGGCGCGTGGGCGAGCTGCTCAGGGACGCTATAGCCGGCGATTATCTATTGATTAGTGGTCCTATTACTGTCAATGCAATGGCCGCTAGTATCCTGGCCTATAGATTTGGACGGGTAAACTATTTAATCTTCGACGGAGCTTCGGGACGCTATGTCTCTAAGCCAATCCTCCTTAGCCAAGTGGAGACGAGGGATGACAGACCAGAACCAGCCGGAGCAGCCTCAAGGGACGGTCCCTGAAGCGGAGTTCCACGATTACAATCCTGGTGGCGCTACCATGAAGGGCGTCGCTCGCATGATCCAACCTACGATTATGCAGTGCAATCAGGGAGGCTTTATCACAGTGATCCCTGGCATAGGCGTTTATGCTGCCTCTAGCATGGAGGAGGCTGTCAACTTTATCGCTATACAAGCTGACAGCCATTTCAAAAGTACCAATGGAGGAAAGAGCGTTTTTAGGGAGTTCCCTCGTATCCTTGCCGGAGCTGGAGGGTCTATTACAGAAGGGTTCACCAAAGCCGCAAAGCGAGTAGACGCCGTAATAGTAGCGACGGTGGCTATCGGTATGCTGATAGGCTACTTGACAATCTTCGGAGGAAGTAACAATGACAAACAAGCCACAGCAGGAAGACAAGAAGAACGTCCTAATTATATCAGCCCCGCCGGGGCCTCCCAAGGACCTTCCCTGGGAAGTAGTTATCGAGCAGGTGACGAAGCACGTGGAAGCGGGAAGGTTGTGCTACCAGAAATTCACCTGCTCAGGGTGCGGCCAACGACTAACGATCGAGACTCCCAACCACTTCCACATGCAGGGTTCCTGCGACCGCTGTTCAACAATAACTGACATCAAGAAGCAGGGCTGTGGCTACTTGTTGGAAGCCCACAACGTAACTGGCAAGGAAGCCCTCGAACTAGCTAGTCGTAGGGGGCGTCCTTGACTGATTACCAGATCTTAAGGGGAAGGGATATCTAATGGTCGAGCAGGTAATCATGATGCTGATATACCTATGCCTTCTAGTAGGTGTGGTATATCTGGTAATCTACGTGCTAGGGCAGTTGGGCATCGCTATCCCTCCACCTCTCATGAACATCATCTGGGTGATTATTCTGCTGATTGCCCTGCTGATCCTATGGCAGACCTTTGGAGGCCGCCTTCGTGGATTGAGATGACAATGGCAAACAAACTGAAGCTCTACGACAACACTCGCCTCTCTGACTACAAGCGCTGTCCCAGGCTTTTCTACTATCGACACGTAAGGGACTGGACTCCTGATGGTAAGCGGATGCCTCTCATATTCGGAGGAGCGTGGCATTCTGCGATGGAGGTCATCTGGGCAGCGATGACGCCACCTGCCATCATGCCTTCAGTAGAAACACTGGCGAAGGCTGCTTATAGGGCCTTCGTTGCCGAGTGGATGAAGATGGGAGGTCCTGCCCCTGAGGAAATTGACTATGAAACGGAGAAGGAGTATTCCCCTCGGACGCCGGCGCAGGGCCTCGAGATGATAGTGGCTTATATCGAGTATCGCAAGAAGAACCGCGATGACTTTGAGTTGCTGGCTATTGAACGCCCCTTCGCAGTCCCGCTTGATGCCAACGATCCTACTAAATTTTACGTAGGCAAGATTGACAAGATCGTGAAGCGCCGGGGCAAGATCATCGGCATCGAGCATAAAACTACGACAGCCTATCGCAAGGAAGGCAAATTCCGAGGAACCTTCCTTGATAGCTTCAGTCCCAACGCGCAGGTAGATGGCTATCTGTATGCCTTACATATGATGTTCCCTGACCAAGTAGGAGGAGTGTGGGTAGACGCAGCCCTCGTTCATAAGAACGACGAGGGCTTTATGTTTATCCCTGTTGAGCGTCAGTTGCAGCACTTGGATAGCTGGCTGTGGGAGGTCAGGGATTGGATAGACCAGATCGAGTTCAATAAGGCCCAGGCCAGTCTATGTAGCCCAAACGATCCATATCTGCGGGCCTTTCCAAAGAACACTAATTCGTGCTGGGATTTCAACTCGGCCTGCGCCTATCTCGGCCTTTGCAAGGCTTGGTCCAATCCCAAGGACAAGCCTATTCCCGCTGGGTTCACAGCCAAGCGCTGGGACCCTCTCGAGCATATCGGACCTATCGAAGGAATATCAGATGGTAGAGAAATCGACAATTCCAAAGGGTGATCCCTTCCGCAGGGACTATGGAGAGTTAGATGGACAGCAGAAGATAGATATGACATCTTACAAGATGTTATATGAGAATGTTTGGAATGCCCTGTTGCGCTGTGAGGAGAAGTACGGCA